TGCAACACAAGCTGACATTGGCGAGACATTGAAGTCCATTCCAATGTGTAAAGGTTTAGTCCAATCTATTTCTCTTTGAACAACAGATTCTACAGGGTGGAAATTGTAATAAATACTTCCAGCATAGTTTTCAAATGTACCCTCAAATTCTTGTCTAAATGTTCTTTGGTCTAAGTCTTGTTTAGCTTGTTCAACTTCACTTCTAGCAACCATACCACCTTGTATAGTTGTAAATTGAAATGACTCCCAATCGTGGTCTTGTTTTCCTTTAAGATACATTTCATAAGACCAGTTACCATACCCTTTAGGTGTACCACACATAAGAACATGACCTAATCTATCTGCAATAGATGCTCTTAATACTTCAAACCATGTTCGCTTATCTATATCTGCAAATTCGTCTAAGATTAAAAAGTCTAATCCTGTACCTCGAAGTGAATCATAATTATCAGCACCCTTTAGTGAGATTGTACTATTGGATTGTCTAATTGTAATTGTCATAGTGGTTTCGTTAATATCCTCTATCCAATTAAACATATTCAACATTTCTTTTAATGCTGACCAACAGATGTCTTTAGCCATTTTAAATGTAGGTGCTACATACCAAATTCTTTTATTCGGCTGACTAGCATACTTCATCATCTCAGTAACAGCTAAATAAGTCTTACCAAATCTACGACCTGAAATAAGAACTCTGAATCTTGCTTTTGATGAACTAACTTTAAGTTGGGGTTTTGTTAGAGTTATCTTCATTACAGAAATAAGATATATACAATTTTTCCTTGTTTAAAAGTTCTTCTTGTCTTTTTGCAAATGCGATTGTGAGTTCACTACCAGCAACAACACATTCTGTCCATGAGTTATATGGTGGCTTTACTACAGTTGGGTTATTACAAAATCCTGTGATTGCTGAGCATATAGAAAATACTAATAATGTTTTCATTTATTCTTTCGTTTAGACTTCTTGCCAGTAGCCCAATGTATAAGTTTATAACAAATCCTAACTAAATAGATATAAAATAAATCGTACATTGTTAAACTCATAAATTACTTATTATTGTTAATGTAGTTATAGACTCTGCCAATAGCTTTATCTATGCCAAACAATTCTCCTTTAATGAACTGTGTATCTTCTTTTAATTCTACAACAGATACTAGAACCCAAGTACATAATCCAAATAATGCAGTACCTATAAATCCTATTATCAATTTTAAATCAATTTTCATTCTGCAACACGACCTTTGTTTATTCCTTTTTTAATTACATATTTTTGAGTACCATTAGCACCTGTTTCAACTTCTTTTTTTAAAGACTTAAATAAATTCATTTCTTTTAATTTCTTTTGTGCGTTTTTACTGTATTGCTCTAATGTTTTAGTATCTCTCATTTTCTTTTCTTTCGTTTCTTAATAGCTTTAACAAATTGTCTATCTACCCAATAAAACCATGAGTCTATCCAGCCAAAGAATGTATATAGCCATCTATCAATCATATATTAAAACCTTTTTTCCATGATTGAACAGCCCAATAAGCTGGAGATAAATTCTTCTGTCCTTTGACCTTTGCAAGAATAGGTTTAAATCTCGCCATGAATGACCTCTGCCTTGCTGGAATATTTTTCTTGATGCTCATACCTTTAGCACCAAATCTAACTACTTGAACTCTACCAGTTCTTTTGTTCTTAACATAAACTCCAAACTTTTTAGACGCACTTGGTGTTCTAAAAGGTTTATTAAGTTTAACAGTTCTTCCTTTGTATTTAGCCATGTGGCATAAATATCATATTATGCTACATATTAGAACTTTTTTTCTTATAGAAATATAAATTAATTATCTTATTCCATTCTAACTTATAATGCTCGTTTCTTGTTTTATTATAAAGATTAGCAAGTTTATCTAACTTTAAAGTTATTTTATCTTTGCTCGATAATTTTTCTAAGTTCTTTAACAGCATCTTCAAGTTTCTTTTGTTTTCTTAAAGCTATATCTCTTTGGATTTTAACTTGTTCTAACTCAGCTTTCATCTGTTCTTTTTGCTGTCTTAGTTTTAGAAATGTATTCTCTCCGATTACTTCACTCATATTATTTTCCTTGTCCTTTGTATCTAGTTTGTTTGCGTTGTCGTTTTTCATGCTTGTTTAGTCTTTTCTTGTGTTTTCCAGCACCTCGCTTTGGTGGTTTATCTCTTGGTATGAAGTGCGTGAATTTTTGTTTAGCCATCTACTTCTTCTGCTTGAGCCTGTATAATTAGAGGTAAAGGCTCATTAATATTCTCATTAACAGTTCTATCTTTCATTCCTAAATAGTTTTTACTTAACCAAACTTGCATAGTCGTATTATCTTTTTTAATAGCTTTATCCCACATTTTTTTTCTAAGTGATGCTTTGCCTTTTTCACGATATTGGTCTACTATTTCGGCATAATTTCTTTTTAAAGTTCTAGCAGATATATTTAATACACTAGCTATCTCATAATCAGGACAGCCAATAGATGCTAGATTTTTCAGTATTTCTAAATCAATAGTTATCTTTGGTCTTCCTAGTGCTTTAGATGTATTTTTATTAATTTCTGCCTTATTTTTGTCCATTTTCTAACTCTGCCTTTTTACCAGTAAATTGTTCCCATCTTTTTACTATAACATCACAATATTTAGGGTCTAATTCCATACCATAACATATTCTATCCATTTTTTCACAAGCAATCAATGTACTTCCTGAACCTAAAAATAAATCCATTACTATAGATTTTGGATTTGTTGTTTTATCAATAGCTTCTACTGATAATTCTACAGGTTTTTGTGTGGGGTGTTTATATTTAATAGCTTTATCTTTTTGTAATTTCCAAACACTACCAATTCTTTTACCACATAATTCAGCACCACGATTAAATACTAATGCCATTTCATAATCTGTAGAAAATGTTTTTTTTAAATCTCCAATACCACCACCTCCTTTGTGCCATACAACCATATTAGTAGGAAATCCAAAAGATTTAGTATTATCAAGCCATTTATCAATTACTTTCCAAGTAGTCCAAATAAAAACCCAACCTTTAGAAAATTTATCTATCATGGGTGTTATATCTAATATTTTGTCATCATTTTTAATTACATCAAATTTTTCCGATTTTGTTCTCATATTGGATTGATAATTGACTCCGTAAGGTGGGTCAGTATTTACTAAATCAGCAATTTTATTATTCATTAATTTATGTACATCTTCATAATCAACAGAATCCCCACACATAAGCCTATGATTACCTAATTTCCAAATATCTCCTATTTTAGTTATAGGTTCTTCAGGTGCTTCAGGAACTTCATCTTCATCAGTTAAACCCTCTTGTTCCTCAAATAAAAAATTATTTAATTGGTCTTCGTCAAAGCCTGTTAAATCTAAATTAAAATCAGCTAATTCTAATTCTTTCATTTCGGTTTTTAATAAATCAATATCCCACTCAGCTTCTTCGTTAGTTCTATTATCAGCTATTCTATAAGCATTGATTTGTTCTGGGGTTAAATTGTCAGCAATAGTAATAGGTACTTCTTTTAATCCTAATTTTTTAGATGCTCGGTATCTAGTATGTCCAACAACAATAATTCTATTAGCATCAACTACAATCGGTTGTCTAAATCCATATTCTTTTATAGACATAGCAACTTTATCAATAGCTGAATCTTTTAATTTTCTTGGGTTATTAATATAAGGTTGAATTGAATTTATATCTGCGTTTTCTATTTTCATATTATCCTTTTAATAGTTTTGTTAAATATTTCCACAATTTAGGATTTTGTTTAAATATAGCCGTATAACCATTACCAACTTTAATAGCCATTTGTTCTTCACTCATATTTTTAAATTTTAGCTTAGAATAATATGCAATAACATGAAATATCTCGTGAATTATTGTGTTAAATAGTCTCTTACCTTTTATTCGGCTATCCAATACGATTAGTTTTTGTTGAGTTTCAAAATAACCATCTAAACTTTTAAGTGGCTCAAATATTACTTTAATCTTGTTTCTACCAAATAAAATATGTTTAAATTGTGGCATTATTCAATAGTAAGTAATCCACCATCTAAAACAACTTTTTCATCTGTTTCTATCCAAACTCTAGCACCACAAGATAAAGGTTTATTAGGTCTATAAACTAATTTAGATTTTCCCATAATATCTACTTCTTTAGCATAATTATTATTTTTAGAAGTTTTTACAGTTATAACAGGTTCATCAGTATTATTTTTTTTATTTGCTCTAATTTTATGTTGATTAATGTGTATTTTCTTTTTCATTAATGTTTCTTATAATTATCAGATTCTATTATAGCACGATAATATTCTAACTGTGTTTTTAATACCTCATTTTCAATACTAAGTGCTATTATGCGTTTTCTAGCATATTTAAAAATTCGCAATATAGACTTCATTTTTTAAAACGATATTTCTTAACAGCTTTTTGAACAGATTTATTTACATTGATTTTTTTCGGTCTTTTTTTACCAATAATTTTCTTGGTATATAATTCCGAAATCATAGCAGATGTAGTTATCATATATTTTCTAAAAGTGGTTTAGTATCGTCAAATGAGTGTTTATAGTAAACTTTGCCGTTTTTCAATATCTTCTTATAATTACCATAACTATCTCCTGTATAGACAATCTCATCCTTGCTAGACTTTTTGACAACAGTATTTAGTATTTGTGTATTAGTATTGTTATTTAGTACTTGTTGCGATAGGTGGTTGTGAGGTGGTTGCTCGGATTCTACATACTGATATTTGTCATAGTTTAGTAGGTTAATAATCGTTACTTTTCGGTTAGGGTGGTTAGAGGTGGGCTGTAGCTGGTGGACTCTTGTGCTTATCATTTTCTTACGCACAAGCCGTAGTATAAAGGTTCTCATTTCACTATAACTCATAGCAAATCTTTTAGCCGTAATTCTTAAAGGCATAATCATTTCGCCTCTACGAACAAATATTGAGTTATCCAAAAATCTTAAATTCTTATCTTGGTGTGATGCTGAACTAATCATATAAATCCAACAACTAGCTTGTAATAAGTTTTTAAATGTCGAATCTTGAAAGATCGACCTGTAGCAGATAAAATATCCTGATTTTTTTGATGCCATTATTTACTCTCCTTTTCTATCATTTGTATTAATTGTTTTTTTGAATATCTATTTAAAAGTGTTCTAATTATGTTTATTGTTTTTTTTTGTTTCTCATAGGCTCTTGCTCTATTGCTTGAAACTACTTCAAAGTGTTCTTCTCTCATTTCTGCCATTTTTATTTCTCCTCTTTTGCGTAAAAGTTAAATAGATTATTAGATTCATCTAATTGCTTAATTTCATTTAGTGTTCTGTGTAATAGTTCTTTCTCAGTTCCATACATAGCTTCAAATTGTCTTTTGGTATTATGAATACTAAAGCTACCTACATGATGAGATGGACACAATGGTATTACATGAAAATGACTAGACCTTTTGGAAAATCCTATGTTCCCTTTACCATCTCCAAGATTTCTTATGTGATGACAGATAGCTGGTTGCTGACAAATTAAACAACCTAAACTAGCGACTTTAGATAAGTGTTCTTTTTCTAATTTATTTGCTACTTTTTTCTTTCCCATACTATCGCATCTTTTCCATATTTAGTTTTTCTTTTTAATCCTGAGTCTATCACTAAATTAAGAACTTGTAATTCCCTAACCCTAGCACAAACTGAACTTAAAGGTATCTCTAACTCATCTGATATTTCATAATTAGTTAAAGGTTTAAGTTTAATTAAATCATAAACCTGTTCTCTTTTAGTTTTTATTTTTGGCTTGATTGAGGCTAGTGCTTTTTTAGATGTTGATGTGTAATTACAAGACTCG